AACATTTGAATACAATGATTTTACAAACAAGTATGTTGAAACACCAAATCCATTAGCAAGCAATAAATCATTTGGCACTTTCAATGTTGCACCGGGCATCAATACAGAGGGCGCACAAGGTTTATTTTTAAACGGTGTAATCATTGATGCAACGGTTAATAAAACAATCGTTAAAACAGAGGTAATTGATTTGAAAGGCACAGTTAAAGAATACATTGGCGAAAGTGATTTAACGATAACTATTCGCGGTTATGTGGCATCACAAAATCCTGATGAATACCCCGATGACGATGCGAGATTGATTAAATCGTATTCAAGTGCGCCAGTGTCTTTAAAAGTAACAAGTGACTTTTTAAATAATATACTTGGTGTTAGTCAAATAGTAATTGAAAGCTGCCAAATGTCGCAGCAACAAGGGCTTCGGAATGTGCAATATTTTCAGTTAAATTGTGTGAGTGATATAGATTATACAATTTCTAAAACAACTAAAGATGTTTAGAATCGTTTGCCGCGTAATAATAGAGCAACAAGGCGATGGGCGTAGTGATACGTTTACATTCGCCAATGTTAGCAAAGTTAGTGTTTCGCGCTCATACGATAAGCAAACACAAACGGCATCGGTAACATTGCCACGTAATGTCAACTACAATAAAAAAAACATTTACGAGGGTGCAAATGCAATAATGCGCAGAGGCGATAAGATTAAAATTATTGCTGCATATTTTCCAAACGAAACGGTAATATTTACAGGCTACATAAGTAAGATAAACAACAATGTGCCTGTTGAACTATTGTGCGAGGATGAAATGTTTTTGTTGAAGCAAGCTATATCGCCAAACCTATCGTTTAAAAGCGTTGATTTAAACACGTTTATCGGTAAGATGTTAACTAACATCAATGTGCCATACAAAGTTGATTTAACCGCACAATTAGGTAAGTTTAAAACGCAAGAAGCAAGTGTTGGAAAAATTCTGCAAGTGTTACGTGACCAATATGGTTTGTATTCGTTTTTTAAAAACGGTGTGCTTCGTGTTGGATTGCCATTTTATAAAGAAGAGGCAATGAAAGCGGTTTTTTTATTTGAGAAAATGGTTAAAGAGGGAATGGGTTTAACCTATCTTAAAAAGGATGATGTTAAGGTATTAGTTAAGGGCATAATAATAAACAATGGCACATCTGAAAAGCCTATTACTTATCCAACAGGAGCAACAGAGGGAGATGTTAGAACTGTCTTTCAATATGGTGGCACAAAGGCCGATTTAGATTTAAAGTGTAATTCGTTTTTAGAGCAAGCAAACTACACTGGTTATTATGGAAGTTTCAAAACATTTTTAGAGCCATTAGTTGTGCCGGGCGATTATGCAGTTGTTGATAGTTGGAAGTACCCCGAGCGCAAAGGTAAATACTTAATTAAATCAGTTACAACAGAAGTAAGCACTACCGATGGGGGAAAGCAAACGATTGAATTAGAACGTAGAATAGCATAATATGAGCGTACAAGTAACAGATATAAGACAGGCGATTCAATCTTTAAGCGGTTTAAATGACCTGCAATATGAGGGTGTGGTGTGCAATGTGAGCGACATTGATTTGGCTACGTTCACTTGCACTTGCACCCCGATAAATGGCGATGCAGAATTTTACGATGTGTTGCTAAATGCTGATGCTGATAAGGGTTTTACTTTGATACCTGCAAATGGTAGTTTAGTAATTATTCAACAAACATCGCAAGCAAATGCTTACGTGACAATGGTAAGCAAGGTTGACCAAGTTTATTTGGCTGGCGATGCGAATGGAGGGTTGGTTAAGGTGCAAGTGTTGAACGCTGCATTGAATAACTTACAAACCGAAATTAATACGTTGAAAATAGCAATAACGGCACTTATGGCAGGTTATGCTCCTATTGATGGAGGTGTGGCATTATCAACATTTACTGCACTTGTATTACCACAAATAAACATTTTACAAATCGAAAACACAACTGTAAAACATGGCAACGGCTAAAGATTTTCTGCAAAATAGCGATGGAGATGCGCTAATAGTTAACAACGATTTTGTTATTGGTGCAAGTGATGAAGACCATATTGTTGACATCATAAATTCCGCGCAAGGCGATTGGAAGGAGTATATACTTTGCGGTGTTGGAATTGATAATTACTTGAATAGCAGTGGCTCACAATTGCAATTAAAAAAACAAATATTGTTACAATTAGCACAAGATGGATTTAGTTCGATAACGGTTAACTTCAGCGATAATAATAGTTCTAATTTTGATGTCGATGCAATACGTAGTTAAGGCAGGGCAAGGGATTTATGATGTTGCCATACAGTTATATGGCGATGCACAATATTCGGTTAAGTTATGCACTGATAATGATTTGACAATAACCGATTCAATAGAGGGCCTTACATTGACTTATGATGACACAATAAGGCGCAATGTTGTTTCGGCTGCGATAAAGCAACAGAACACACCACAACAGCCCGACAATAGTTATTTTATTAAGCAAACACAATCGGTTTATGATTTGGCTTTGCAGTTTGGTTATGGATTAAACAGAGTTGCCGAATTTTGTCAACTTACTGGATTAGATATTACTTCAACGGATGTTGGCAGTCAAATAATTCAAGTTACTAAAATACCAAATAATATACCATTTAACACTATATTTGCAACTCAATCCGAAAGCGAAGCGGCAGTAATTCCTTACTTTATTTTATTAGAGGATGGATTTTATTTGTTGCAAGAAGATGGATCTAAAATAATATTATAATGGCAGATTTAAAAATAAGTGCATTAACAAGTGCTGGTGCATTAGCAGGCACAGAACCATTACCTATTGTGCAAGGTGGTACAACTAAAAAAACAACTGCGCAGGATATAGCTAATTTAAAAGCAACACCAAACCTACAACAAGTAACAACTGTTAATTCTACAACATCAGTAGGTATTACTGTTGACAATGGCTTAGGTGAAAGTATAACTATTAAGCATGACACTATTGATATTACAAATATATTGGGAGGTGTAGCATCAATAACATCTACAATACTTGCAACTCCTGTTGCGTTTAATTTACCAAATAAACCAACAAGTGACACATTTGCGATGTTAAGTGATGTTACTGGTGGTGGCATCACAAAAGCAACCGCAGCAGGCACAGACACTTATACTGCAACGATTTCGGGTGTTGCAAGTTATACCGATGGTGATGCTTATTTAATAAGATTTACAAATGGTAATACAACCGCAGCAACACTTAATATAAATTCATTAGGAGCTAAAACATTATACAGAAATAATGATGGCGCAATAATCGGTGGTGACATTTGGGATGGTGGTGAAATGCTATGTGTTTACAATTCGACATTAAATGGATTTCAATGTATAGGAACATCTCCTAATAGCATCTTTGCTTACGTTACTAACGATGATAGTGTAACCATTACAAAAGGTCAAGTGGTGTATGCTTTTAGTGGCGTAGGAGATAGGATGACGGTTAAGTTAGCAAACAACACATCAGATGCTACATCAGCAAGAACAGTTGGTGTGGTATATTCTACATCAATAGCAGCAAATCAAAAGGGCATTATTATATTACAAGGATTACTTGATGGGTTAAGTACATTAAAGCCATCAGTTGGTAGTTGGGCAGATGGAGATATTGTTTACTTGTCAAATACAGCAGGAGCTATAACAAGAACCAAACAATATGCACCTAATCACTTGGTTTCCATTGGCATAGTAACAACTGCAAGTAATGGTACATCTGGCAGAATGTATGTTAAAATACAAAATGGCTACGAATTAGATGAACTACATAATGTTCAGGCACAAAGCCCATCGTTAAAGGACACATTATGGTATGATAATGCAGTAAGTCCACCACAATGGAAGACTGCATCGATAGCAACTATATTAGGTTATACACCTGCGTCATCTAACACGCAAACATTAACTTGCATAGGACTTGTAATTGCAGTAGTTAACGATGCAACGAATTATCATATTGGAACTATTGCAGCCACACCAGCTGGAACTGATGCAAGAAGGGCTTTCAAACCAACCGCAAACTGCACAGTAACGGCAGCATCTTTAACATTGGAACAAGTGATTAATGGCAGCAATGAAACGGTGTCTATTTACCTTAGAAACGTAACCGATGCAACTGAAACATTGATAGGCACATTTACATCTGATTTCGGAGCATCAACTACTTTAAAAACATTGTTTAGTGGATTATCAATATCATTGGTGACCACTAAGGATTACACTATAAGATTTACAACTCCAACATGGGTAACAACAAATCCATCACAATGGATTCCTGCAGTAACTTTACAAATGACACTATGACTATAAGATTCAAACAACAAGGCAATGGGCGCAAATCGTGGATAGTTGATGGAGAATTAACTTACGATAGCCCTACAAACAAGTATCATAACGAAATGATGCAAGAAATATTAACAGATAAAAACTATCTATCAATCGGTGAGGTATCAATGTGGGTAAACGATGTGGAATTTGGTGCAGAGGCTCAAAGTATTATTGATTGGTGGATTACTACTTGCAAGTTAGTGGCTAATTATGTAGCTTTGAATCCAAATGAAGAAACTGCAGTTGAATTTTTAGCAACCTTACCAACTTATCCTTTATGATGCATTCACACCACCCCGACAATAGCATTTTAGTCATCATTACATCGGTAATCATTCAAGCAGGAGTATGGACATCAGACTGGTTTGGCAATATGAATTTAGTCGGCATATATGACACGATTTACGATGGTGCTAAACTTGGTGCATTAGTAGTTTCGATGTGGGCATCTTATCGTGTTGCGAAAAAAAATAAGAATGACTAAGGAAATGGTATTGCTTATCGCACTATTATCAATAGTAATAATTGGTATTGTATATTGGTATTACGTGCAAGAGCGTGAATATAAATCGTTGATAGAACGGTTGAAACAAGTGCCTATGGTTTGTGCAATATTAGTTTTTTTGGGGATGGATGATAAATAACAAAGCCCTCACATTTCTGCAAGGGCTATGAATCTAATAACTTAACTAACATTGAACGGGGCAAAGATAGTAATTTATTTCAATCCAACAACAAGCCAAAGAATAAACATTGCACCACCAACACACCAAGCAGCGACCTTACCTCTTCTTTGTTGTTTAGTTTCTTGCTTGCTGATTACCAACAACGTACTATCCGTTACGTTTTCAGCCTTGTAAGCAACTATTAAAGAATCCTTAATAGTACTTCCATCAGCGCAAAGTTGAAAGGCAGTAAATAACGCTGCATAACTACTGTCCTTAACATTAATTATCTCATCACACAACACAAACACCGTATCGCATTCTTTTGGTAGTGTATTACGCAACTTCTTAAGCAAAGCTATGTTAGTATTCGTTAATGATAATTCACGCTTTCTAATCGAATCTTTTGCGTTGTTTGCATTTTGAAGTCTTCGGTTGACTGATTCTAACTGGTTAAGCAATATAGCCTGCTCGATGCCGAATTGCTTCTTCATTAATTCCGCTTCTGCCTTGTAATCGAATGGAATAGGCTTCGGTTTCTCCTTTGCGCAATGATTTAAACCGATTATTAGCAGTAAACATAGGGCTGCGAATGTTATAATTTGGTGGTGTGGTTTCATATTATTATTGTTTAATTCCTCATTCATAGCCTTGTAATCTCTTTCGTCCATATTATTTAGTTTTTAGCACCCATCCCCATCAATAACCGCAGTTCTGGTAGGTGTTTCGGTTGTGAATTTGGTTAAGAATTTAGTATTAATCAATAAAAATGTTGCTGCCAAACCGCCCCAAAAGGCTTGCTTTAAAGTGATTAATCCTTGCGTTTCTGCAAGTGCTAACGATGTTTGAATGAAAGGCAATAGAACGTAGATTAAGTAGTCTGCAATCTTCTTTAGTTGCTTGTTGTCGGGGCTGCGGTATTTTTGTTTTAGATTCATATTTTAGTTTTTTAATCAGTGCAAAATCCTGCTTGACAACCGCTTCCAGTGCCAAAGTTAAAGTCTTGTTGCAAACCTATTGTTTTAATTTGTGCATAAGTAGCTTCTTTTTTCCAAGTAGCGTGTTTTTCTTGGTCTGAAAACCATTGCATCTTTTCAGTTTCTAAATCCCAATTTTTACGCAGTTGTTGTAATGGCTTATGAAAACAACCAACGCAATTTGAATCAGATGGAAATATTAAGTTTGTTGAATCAGCCCATTTTTTTACTTGCAAATGAGTAACTTTATTTTCAATCAATGGAAAATAACCCTCCCTCCATTCTAACTCACCCCATTTATTTCTTAATCCATTTTTTGACTTTCCTATGATTCCTTTAAATGATGTGCTTAATCTATCTGCTCTTTCTTTTTCATCGTATCTAAAACCTATACCCATCTTTACCTTTTCGCCTATATTTTTAAACCACCAGTCCCAAATTGGGCGCATCTTCATTTCAGTTGTGCAAAACCTCCACTCCATATTTGGCATTGCACTTTTCTTTTTCATCATTTTTTCAAATGATAATCCGTGTACCCAAATAATTTCTTGACCTATCATTTGCTCCAAGTCAATAACTGCTTTTAGTGTCATATCAGATTCAGCAGTTGCAATAAATTCTTCTCCTATTTTATCGGATATAAATTTTACAAGTGCTTTGTCTTTTGGGGCGCATTTTACATCATCAATTTTAACAAGAGCAAATAGATTATAATCAGCAGGGTAATGGGCTGCTAAATAACTTGAGGTTTTACCTCCGCTTAAACTATTTATTGTTTTCATCAATTAATTATTTCCCATTCAAATTTACCCTTTAAATTCCATTCCACCAAAGGCATAATCAAATCGTTTTTATCTTTCCTGCGAAAATAAACGTGGTCAATCTTGCGACCTCCAATAACTATGAAATCAATTTTGCTAAAGGTTATTACCTCCTTGCCATTAGTGTAGCGTGTTCCTCTTGTCATACGATGGTCATTTTCCAGTTAGTAAGTTCATAGTGCGGTTGGTCAGAAAAGTTCTTAAAATTACCACCCCAAGTTAGCTTGTTGCTTACCGATTGCAATAATTCCCAAAACTCTTTGAAATGTTTTGCAGAGTAATCAAGTTCACGTTTGCCAACTTTCACAAATGCTATATCAAATGCCCGAGATGGGTAATAATTGTGCGGTGACTGCCCGGCACGAGCATTAGTAATCTTCGGTCGCTTATGATAGTAAACTTCTTGCATTGCATTGTTTCTATAAGTGCATACAATAATAACGTGAACATCATTATGTGCTGCGTTGAATTGCGCTTCTGCTTTCTTGTAAGCATTAGCTAATGTTGGGTGCAAGTCCTCGATTAATCTCGATTCAAAGGGCTTGGTTTCATCTTTTGGTTTCATAGTGTTTTATAAATTTTGTTGTAGTATTGTTCTCCATAATGGCTTGTTCCTGCTGCTGTATATTCATACGCTTTAATTATCTGCTCCTTCTCCATTGCTTTGGCTTGTTCAATAAACTCATAAACCCACATAGGTATTTCTCCCATATCTTTATTATCAATTTCTGCTTGCAACCATTCAACTGCTGTGACTTGTTTCATATTATTTCTTTTTAAATTGTTCAAACCATTTTTGTATATCCTTAAAGGGAACAAAATCTTTACCTCTACTATCTATAAACCCTGCTAATAAGTCTAAAACTTCTTCCTCACTATACTTATTATCTTCTTGGCATTTAGTGTAGCCATCTTGAAAAGCAATATAACTTGCGTGTGCTTCTTCTGTACTATATCCATCAGCATACCTTTCAGCTAACTTTTCTATTTCATCTTTTGGTTTCATAGGTTGTTTATTTCGGTTTTAACTTCTTGCCAATAATTACCCCATGTTGAAGGTAAATCAATACCAACTAATACATTATTAATAATCTCATCAACTGCTATCAATGCACATTGTTTGGCGATGTGTGTATTAAACCATTCTGGAGTATTATTTTCTATTCTTAAAAACTTTAATACTAATTCTTCTGCTTTTAATTTTGGGTTCATAGGTTGTTTATTTCGTTTTTAACTTCTCTCCAGTAAACTTCAGAAGAGTCTGGTTCATTTAGTATCTCCTCAACTGCAATTAATGCAGCTTGTTTAGTAAAGTATTTATTTGATTGACCTCCACTATAGCCAGCGCATATTGGCTTATATTTATCAAATAATTCTTTTGCTTTTAATTTTGCTTCCATTAGTCTTCTTTATTAAAATTTTGTTCATAATACTCCTGCGCATTGTACTGTTTCGGCATTATAGCCCTTGAATAGCCTACGTGGTAGCCATTGATAATGTTTTGCTTTTCCATTTCTTTCGCTAACTTTAGCAACTCTTTTGGAATGGCTAACTCATTCGCTAACCAGTCAACTGCGCTTATTTGTTTTGTGGGCATCTAACAGTTTTTTTAAATTGTTTATACTCTTTACTTGTATGGCAGCTATTGAATAGCAACCACATTATTAACATTAAGACACGCATAGGTTGTTGTATATGCGTGTAAATGTAGCGCATATATGTTAGTTAGGCACAAGTTTACCCGATACCTAAAATTTCTTTTCCACTTTTATATTCTGATTCAGTTATTCCCTTCCAATTTACCAATGTTCTTTTAAATGATGATATTTTAGAAAGAAATTTTAACCACTCAAAAGGATGTTGGTCTGATACACATTGATTTCGCTTTGGTGTAATTGTCCATAATTCGCAATGTATATCATATTCAATAAACCAAAAACCTGTGCCTAACAAAGTATTAGCGTTATTGCCTTTAGTGATTTCTGTTAAGTTTTCCATAATTTTAAAGTTTTGTGCTATTAATTAATTTTTGTGATGGCAACAACGCCAATATTCAACCGTTATAGCACATTAAAACGATGCTATAACAAGGTATAAGCGCAAAACTACTTCCACGTTACAATTATCCTAAAACATAGCCAACCAGATTCTGTTATTCTGTTGTCTAAAACGAGTTGTTCTTTAAGATAATATGGTATCAAGTGCCATATTCTTAGGTCAATTAATATTTTTAAGTATTTCATCCTATTTATATTTTAAGTTATTAATCCGTTCTGCGCCTATACCGAAACCGTTAATAAATCCCTAAATTCATTATCTCAATATCAATCGGCACTTCTATGCCCTCCACACCATCTTTCTCAGCGTAACTATACAACTGATACCCAAGCGGCAAAGAGTGTCTTGGTGCTATTCTAAATGCGTAACCATCGTTAGCTTTGCATTCAATATAACTGCCCCAATTTAACTCACACTTGACAAGGTCACCGATTGCATATCTCCCTATCCGTTGAATGGTGCGCTCACCTTTGATGTATGCGTAAAAATACAACACGCAATAGTCGTTTTCTTTGCGAATACCTAAACGGATGCTATTCCAATGATGCCAACCTCGTGAAAATCCTATAACCTTTTGCACCCCATCTGACTTTTCAATGTCTGGGATGATAATATCGCACGTTAATTTGGTAGGTTTCCAGAGCAGTTTCATTTTTTCAACCATTGTTGCATAAACCCTGCACCACACACCGCACTTGTTAGCGAGGCGCATAATGATAGCGTAAAGGTTAATCCGTCAGAGTTTCCATTTTCTGCGCCAGTCATTGCGAATGATACTGCCCAAAATGACATAAATAGGGCTGATACTGCCCATAGGATAAGTGATGCTTTTGTTTTCATAGTTAAAAATTGTTAGGATCTAATTCTTCGTTAAGTAATTGTTCAAGTTTAGGGCTTAAATGTACTGATGTTTTTCCATTTGTGATGTCGGTTAATACCCAACCGCCTTTGATGTTGTTTTCGCGGTCATCTTCTTCATACTCCCAATGCAATGTTAATGTTAGTGTTGTTGTCATAATGTTAGTTTTAAATTTCCGCAAACATAAAACAAAAATAATTAGCAAACAATTTTATTTTTAAAAATATTATTAGTAGGTTTGCCGAAACTTTTAAAACTAACAATTAAACAACTAAACAAATGACACCAGTAAACAACAAATCAATGTTAGCATTTATCTTCTTACAAATGGAGAAGTTAGATAATAATGAAATCGATGTGCAAACTGCATCAGCACAAGCTAATTTAGCAAAACAAGCAAACAATGCTTTAATGTATGAACTAAAGAGAGCAGATATTCAAATGAAATTAACGCAGCACAATGCAGTTTATAAAGATGGTTTAAAATTGCGTGAAGCGGAATCTAAAAACTTTGACAATGCATAATTTATTCTTTAAAAAAATATCGGATAATGAATTTACAATAGGTGGAACTATTGACATTATAGAACGCAAAATTAAATCAGTTGATGTTGATGGGGAAACTTACAATAAAACTGAAATAATAGATAAAACTATTGATGTTGCTGAATTAGAAAAATATAATTGGCACAAATATGATATTGAATTTGATTTTTTTAATCTAAAATATGTGTTTAATGAATATCAAGGTTTCACTTCCCAATCATTAAGTCAAAAATATTCTAAATTTGGAGTATCATCAAATGAATGTGTTGCAAGGTATGAGATATTATTTAATGAGGGTGTATTGGATAAAAGAATAATCAAAGTTTATACAATGAAAGAAAGCATTAGCCCTTTATTTTTAGATAAATATTTTGACATAAATAGAATTCCAATTTTGTTGTTTGATTATGGATTTAATAACAAGTTGTATTGCAGTATAAAACCTATTGACTTTTTTTCAATACAAGACAAAACAATTTTATTAGATTATAAAACATACAAAAAGTTTTTTATGGAAGAATTTAATATTGATATTGATGAAGAATTAAATGTTAAAACTGCAATTAAATTGATAAAGAAATTAATTAAAAACAAAACAAACAACTAACAACATGAAACAACTAATCCAACGCTTATTATTCGGTTACCGAAGCAACCCCGATGCCTACATACCTAAAGGAGGCGCAAAATTAACGTACAAAGGTGGCAATGCTGAGGCCATACATTCAGCATTAGTGTTGATGCAATACAATATACGCAATGCCGAAAAAATCAATTAAACCACGCAACAGAAAGATAAGCCGCTACATTAGTGATGCTTACGTTAACATCATAAGACCCGATGTAATAGACCCACAACACTGGGATATGTGGCTAAAACATAATGCAGGACTAACCCAAGTTGAAATCGCAATGCTATTTCACGTTAAAAAGTTTGAGGTGGTCCAAATACTTGCAACGGTTGTGGAGCTTCTAAAGTACAAACCAAAAATAATCGAAAAGGAATGGACTCAAGAATTTCGTGTATGGATAGATGGGCAGTTGTTTCGCGATAAGATAAGGGCCAAACTACATGCCGCTTATAAGGTGGCTAAAAAAACGAATACAAATCAGTTATTAATAATGTCAGAAGTATGATGGTTGAACTACGAAAAAAAAGAAGTGCAACAAGTGCCTATCAAGTTAAACCAATAATAAGGTGTGCTAAAAAAAAGCAATCTGTTTTTATTGTTTCAAAATTAATATTAAAACAAATGGATATTAACCCACAAACTGATGGTATTATGTTTGGATTTAAAGATAAAAAATTGCATATTTTTAAGGAACTAAAAGAAAGCGATAATTATCACTTATCAGTTGCTGATGCCAACACGATGAGGTTTAGAAGCAATGATTTATTTGAGCATATTTCTAAACATTTCGGAAAACAAGATTTCACCATTGAACTGCAAAACGATTTAACATTTAAACTAATATGATAAACTTTCACAACTGCGACAATATGCAGTTTATGGCTGAGATGCCTGACAAGTATTATGATTTGGCTATTGTTGACCCTCCGTATGGGATTGATATTTCGGATTTATCAAATTATGGTGAAAGTGGTGGAACTGATAAGCGATGGAACACTAATAAGAAAGACTTTTATAAGCCGAAAGAATGGGATAAAAACATTCCTACTGCTGAATACTTTGATCAATTAAAAAGAGTATCTAAAAATCAAATTGTGTGGGGCTGGAATTACTATGTTAGTTACTTTAATGATTGCCCTTCTTACATAGTTTGGAACAAAGAAGCAAGTGGTAATTATTCAGATTGTGAAATGGCTTGGTGTAGTATTAAAGGAACTAACAAGATATTCAAATGGCTGTGGAACGGATTTAGAAAGCAACAACCCGAAGAAAGAATCCACCCAACCCAAAAGCCAGTTGCCCTTTACGAATGGCTATTATCAAAATACGCAAAGCCAAACGATAAAATCATAGACACTCATGGAGGCAGCGGCTCAATAGCCATAGCAGTTGATAAAGCCAACACATTAGATAAAACAAACTATTCACTTGACATTATTGAACTCGATAAGGATTACTTCGATGCCTCACTTAACCGATTTAAACAATACAAATCACAAACAACACTATTTTAACATGAACATAACCGCAGAACAACCCCGAATCAAACCAAGCAAGGAACAACTTAAGCAAGAATACAAACAGATGTTAGCACTTGTTGAGCATAATGGATCAAGACCCGCGAAATGTAATCCTATAACCGAAGCCGCTAAACAATTTGGCTACACTCGACCAGGTATTGCAAGACTTATGAATGGTAAAGTTGACCGTTGGAAGCCTCAACATTTTATGATTTATGATTTTCTTAAATCCTATTTAACATAAATTAAGTATTTAACTAAAAATATTATTTTGAGGTAATGATATTAAAACTATATTTGCACCCATAATTACTAACAATAAAAACAAACTAACATGAAATCAATTCACATCACAAAACAAATCACAACCGTTACTACTTGGTTTAACGATGAGCAAAAACAAAAGATTGAACACGAATCAGATTCAGCAACATTTTACTTTTGGGAAGATGGCGCAATAGCAGCATCATTTGAGCAAAAGGATGCAGCCGACATACTTAAAAAATGCGATGCACTTATTAGTGCTGGCTTTAACGAAATGGATTTAAGCGGTCAAGACTTCATCCCTAACAATGCATTCTTATCAATAGTGCTTTCACAATACTTGCACGTTCCAAAAGTAGATACAATTCATAAAGATAGTAATCATAATTAATACAATAAATCAAATGACAATCAAAGGAACAATTAAGCGCATAGGCGCAACGACAACAGTTAGTGATGGTAAGTTCTCAAAGCGAGAATTAGTACTCACTACCGCAGACCAGTACCCGCAAATAGTATCAATTGAACTGCAGCAGAAATCCTGCTCAATTGCAGATTCATTAAAAGTAGGCCAAGACATTGAGGCTTACATCAACATCAGAGGTCGTGAGTGGACATCGCCACAAGGTGAAGTTAAGGTATTTAATACGATTGCGTGCTGGAAAGTGGATGCTAACCCATTTACACAAACTGAAGACCCACAAGCAAGCTATTCAAAGCCAGTGCAAAAGAAAGATGTTGAAAGCGATCTCCCGTTCTAATTTTAACCCTTAATACATAATAACAATGAACACACAAGTAACAACAGTAACAACAATTAATACTACTGATATAATGAATATCAGTAAAGCATTTTACGAATCAGGAATGTTTACCGACATCAAAAGTGTTGCACAAGCAATGGTCAAAATATCCGCAGGACAAGAAATCGGAATACCTCCATTTGCTGCTATGACTGGTATTCACATCATTCAAGGAAAGCCGACCATTGGTGCTGGTTTAATAGCATCAAGGTTAAAAGGTAGCGGCAAGTATGACTATCGTGTTGTTGAAGCATCTGAAAAGGTTTGCAGCATTGACTTTTATCAAGGTAACACTAAAATAGGTAATAGCACATTCACTATTGAAGATGCAAGGAAAGCACTAACCAAGAACATTGATAAGTTTCCAAAGAATATGCTATTTGCTCGCGCAATTAGCAATGGTGTGAAATGGTATTGCCCAGACATCTTTAGTGGACCAGTTTATGTGCCGGAAGAAATGACATCGGTAACTGAGGAAGTTACACACGTTGTAGTTGACACAACTATTGATGAGATTATTAATGACATTCAAGTATGCGTTAGTTTAGATGAATTACAAGCTATTTGGAAAGCAGTTCCTAAAGACATTAAACTTGACCTACGAGTATTAGCAGCAAAGGATGATATGAAAGTAAAGTTGACACCGAAAGTAGTTATTAACGCAGCAAACACCGAAGCATAATGAGAATTTCTATCTATAACATTGAACAAAGCTACAATCAATTAGCAGAAGAATTAATCGACAACGGGGGTGAAATAACCCCCGAATTGTCTGAAGCTTTAGCAATCACAGAAGAACAGTTGCAAAACAAATCAGTTGCCTATTCATTTGTAATCAAGCAAATGGATGCAGATGTTGAAATTATTGATGCTGAAATAAAGAGGTTGCAGGCAGCAAAGAAGCAACGTGAGAAAGCAAGTGAATACCTAAAGGATCGCATTAAACACGCAATGGATTTATTTAGCATTGATGAAATCAAAACACCTTTAGTAAAGATTAACTTTCGCAAATCGGAAACAGTTGAGGTGGATGATGTGAACGCACTACCATCACTTTACAAGGTTGTAAAGGTTACTGAGCAAGCCGATAAAGCAGCAATTAAAGCAGCATTAAAGGATGGTTTTGAGGTTGCTGGTTGCACAATAGCAACACATCGTAATTTGCAGATTAAGTAGATAATTTATATATTTGCATTGTTGTTTCGATTCCACATTATAGAAACATAACAGTATTGGCCCGTTTAACCGAGTATAGAAGTGGAATCCTATGCAAAGTTTAGCGGGCTTTTTTAATTCTTATAAGTATGAAAATATTTTTAGTAAAATCCCCAAGCGGGAAAATCCTTCCAACATGGGCCGAAACAATTTATCATGCAATCCAAAAAGCAATGGTAGTGGATGGCTTTAATTACAATCAAATTGAGTACAATAAACTTAATACTGCGAAAAAATGAAAACAGAAAAAGAATTGGTTAATCAAATGGTAGTGCACTTTAAAAAGTATTTTGAAGTCCAAAGAGAAGTAGTAAGCAAATGTAAAAAAAACAGAATTGATTTGCTTTTGACTATTGATGGTAAATATCATTTTGGTATTGAATGCAAAAGGCCCGACAAAAAAAGAGGCGAGGAAATCGGTGAATATGTTTTGCAAGCCAATAAATACACAAAAGCAGAATGGGAATATAGACCAGGCGAATTTGTAAAAGCACTTATATTTATTTACCCTGCATTATCTTATAACTATTTTATACTTAATGAAGAATCTATATTTATTGATGGTATCGAATATCATAAGGATAGACATCATAAATTGCATGATCATAATACTGTTAATTCATTTATTTGTAAAATTGCGGATATTGGTGAATTGCGAAAGAAACCATTAGGTTATCAGTTTTCTTTTATGAACAAACCAATATTTGAACATAAAATTTATCCGCACAACGGTAAAGATTATTCAAAGGTTCATGAAGTTAATTATAATTTCTATATGAATAAACTATGCAACCAATAACATTCAACTATTACGAAGCCGATATCAAACGTAGCACTCCATTAGGTAGTGTTACGCTTGAATATCTAATAAATGCGATTAGAACGCCTAAAAAAGATATCCGCAATGTATTTGAGGAGATACGTATTGCTGAAGAAAATAAAGACATGGCCAAAAAGCAAGCATTGAAGTCAAAACTATACTCATTTACTCCATGTGTTTATGTTAATGGCCCGCGTAAGTATTCCAACATTCAACATTGGACTGGCTTACTTGTTTTGGATTTCGACCATTTAGCATCCGATGTCGCAGTTGAATTCAAAGAGTATTTATTCAACGAATACAAATACATAATAACCGCGTGGCTTTCGGCTTCGCGACATGGCGTGCGAGCTTTGGTTAAGATACCGATTTGCACTTCGGTTGATGAATTTAAACACTACTTCGCAGGCATCGAAAGACACCTCAACTGTTACAATGGATTTGATACCGCGCCAAAGAATTGTATTCTACCAATGTTTATCAGTTACGATGCCGATATATTGCACAGAACAGATGCGCAAACTTGGTCAACAAAATACATTGAAATTGTAAGGCCTGCAGTTAAGCAGTATATTGTTGATGATAAAACTTCGGTTATTGAAAAGATTATTGCGAAACGTATAAACACCATAACCGACACTGGGCATATTATTTTAAGAGCAACTTCATACTTGCTCGGAGGGTTTGTTGGCGCGAATTATATTGATTATAACGATGCCATTTCACTTATCAATAACTTAATTGATTCGCAAAGTTACCTATCAAAAAAGCCAAGTATTTATAAAGCTACCGCAAAACAAATGGTGGATAAAGGTTTAAATTTTCCTACTTATTTGCAAAATAGATAATTATAAAGTACATTTGCACTATCGGAGTCACGAACCGAAGTAACATAGATTCACATAAAAACATTAGGAGTCCTAATAGTTAAGTGTAAGGAGTGAATCCCTTACTTGCTTCGTAAGCAAACTTAACTA